ACTCCCCGTAGAGCAAATAAGCGCCAATTGGCCCGACTGCCGAATATACAACTGGTGGTCGGAAGACAGTCCCTTCATAGATGCGGACGAGCTAGTCCGCACTTACTCCAAGCAGCCACTGGAAATCAAGCTTGCCAGATTGTACGGAATCCCAAGCAAAAGCTTTCACGGACGCTTCCCAAAATTCAGCAGGGAAGTAAACGTTATACCGCACGACCAAGTGCCGTTCATAAAAGATCCTACGCTAAGATGCACAAGGTACTTCGTATGCGACCCCGGTGGAAGCAAGCCTTGGGTGGCTATATGGGCGGCGGTGCTGGACACTGGGCATATATACATCTACCGCGAGTTCCCTGAGCAAAGCATGGGTGCATGGGCATTGCCCCACGTAAATGGTGCTGGACGCTCCACGGGAAAGCCGGGGCCGGGTCAAAAGCCGTTAGGCTGGGGATATGCGGACTATTCCAACTACTTCAAGGATCAAGAGCAAGGGGAAGACATTTTTGAGCGAATCGTTGACCCGCGAATGGGCGCTGCCACGGTGCGCACCAAAGAAGGTACGAGCAGCATCATCAACAGCATGTCCGACTTGGGGTTCGTGTTTCGTGCTGCGCCGGGTGCGGAAATAGAGAGCGGGATCGCCGCCATCAACAACTTGCTCACTTGGGATGAGACAGAGCCGCTGACCGACAAGAACTGCCCCAAGCTGTACATCAGCGACCAATGCGAAAATACCATCAGCAGCTTTTTAGAGTATACTGGAACGGGTGGCAGTACGGAGCATTGGAAAGATCAGATAGATACAGTGCGTTACTTAGTCACCAGCGGCGCTGAATACGTCACCCACAACATGCTTCAGACTACCGGTGGCGGTGGATATTAGTTGACGCTTACTGAGTCTGCTTGTAGTTTTTGCAATACGCATGGACGCAAGCGATCCAGAACTTTTGTATGCTAGTAAAGAACCGGATGTTGATTATCTCATCCAAGCGTACAAGACGACTCAGTCCGATCTTGGCGAGTGGTTAGACCGCCGCCAGAGGGATTGGGATGTGCGTAACTGCCAGTGGGCTGGCAAGTCAAACGACTTCAAGAAGCACTCATCCTTACTCAGTACCGGTGAGGTATTCCCCTGGAATGGAGCTTCAGACCAAGAGGTAAGACTTGCAGACGAACTAATCGGTTGTCGGGTGGCAATGTGCATGAATGCCATTCGCCGCGCTCACATCATAGCTACTCCCACCGAGCATAACGACGTGGCGAGAGCGGCGGTCATCAGCAACTTCCTGCGATGGTTGATCAACTCGCGCATGGATGAATTTTATGCTCAGTGTGAACTTTCGTTGAATCATCTATTTGAGAAAGGGTTGGCGGTCAGTTACGTCTACTGGGACTCCCACGACTTGAAGCAGCAGCAAGCGATCAAGATGGACGAGATTGCCGCTACCATGCCTGAGATGGCGCAAATAATAGCGGACGGATCAATGGACTCCCAGATCGTGGAGTTGCTGAAAGAGAATTTCAAAGTGAGCAAATCCAAGGGGAAAGCCATGCTTCGCGAATTGCGCAAGGACGGAGAAACTACTATTCCCATAACCCGAAAAGTCGTAAACCAGCCTCGCATAAAGGCTCTGACTCCCGACGAAGATATATTCTTTCCGTCTTGGACGATTGACCCGCAGCAAGCTCCATATTGCTTCCACGTCATGAAAATGACACCGGAGCAGTTGAAGGCGAAAGTAGCTAGTGAGGACTGGGACAAGGATTTCGTTGAGGCGTGCATTGAATCCAACGCTCGCGGTGCGGACGACGTAGGCAACGAGTGGAGACTGCGGGAAACTTTGGACACTGCGGAAACGGACGACCAAACGATAGACGTGATTTACACTTATCAGCGTCTTCTGGACGAGGATGACGTTCCCGGCATTTATTGCACCGTCATATGCGCTTCCGTGCCGGAGTTATACGCCAAGCACACATTGCTTGATTACGGGTCAGGTCAGTACCCGTACGTGGTCACCAAGCTGGAAGAAACTTCCAAGCGTTTGTATTCTTCACGGAGCTATCCCGAATTGTGCGAAAGCTTGCAGCAAGTGCTAAAAGTAGAGACGGACGCGCTGATTGACCGTACTTCACTAGCGACTTTGCCGCCATTGGAACATCCGCTTGGTAGAGCGCCATCAGCATGGGGGCCGGGAGTAAAAGTGCCTTATCGCACACCGGGCGAGACCCACTTTGCGGACACCCCGAAATTTGATGCGGGTAACGTTGAGATTCGCAGGTTCATAAAGGAAGCGGCTAATAATTATTTCGGACGCAACGCACCGGGGGTTGATCCCATTGAGGCGCAAGCCAAACAACAAGCTACCGTGGACAAGGTGTTTGGACACCTCAAGCAAGTCTTGGATCAAGTGTACGACTTGTACCAGCAATACGGCCCTGACGAAGAATATTTCCGTGTAACGGGCGTAAACGACATTCAAAAGTTTGCCAAGGGTGCGGCGGGAGAAAGGTTTGATTTTTGGCTACAGTTTGACGTAGCCACTCAAGATCCTCAACAGATGGTGGAGCGAGTGAAGGCAATTGCGGAACTTGGCGGAATGCTGGACAAGAACGGCACGCTGGACACGGAAGCCCTCTTGCAAGTAGCGGTAGCTCAAATATTGCCGGGAGCGGCTGAGACGGTCATGTTGCCCACGGAAACCGCATCCGCCAAAGCAATGGACGAGGAACGTAAAACCATCGCGGAAATTTACGCCGGAGTACCACCCAACGTTCAAGAGGGGGATGCTCACGAAGCCAAACTGCAAATTTTCCAACAATGGCTACAGCAGCCTGACATTACGCAAAAGGTGCAGCAAGATCCCGCCCTTCAAGAGCGGATAGATACGTACCTTAAGCAGCGTCAAATGCAGATTATGCAGAAACAAAATGTAAATATCGGCAGGTTGGGAACAATGCCTACGCCATACGGTCAGACCGCTGCGGCGTAAGAAAGGAGAATAATAAATATGCCAAAAGTAGGAAAAAAGAAATTCGCTTATACACCTAAAGGAATGGCGCAAGCCAAGTCTTACGCTAAAAAAACAGGTAAGAAGGTTGGTGGAAAGCGTAAGAAGAAAAGATGAGCATCACTTATCGTGGTGAAAAATTTAGTGGCGTAAACAAGCCAAAGCGAACACCAAATCACCCAAAGAAAAGCCACGCAGTCTTAGCCAAGGAGGGAGATAAAACGCGCTTGATTCGCTTTGGACAACAGGGTGTGTCGGGAGCTGGCAAGAGTCCCAAGACCGCATCTGAGAAGGCAAGAAGGAAATCCTTCAAGGCAAGGCACGCCAAAAATATTGCAAAAGGAAAAATGTCCGCCGCTTATTGGGCTAACAAAACAAAATGGTGATGTGTCAAACTTGCAAAGAGAATGGTATTGGGTCATTGCCATGCTGTTGTTCTTCCTAGAGAGAGACGTACTAGTAGACACTTTGTTCCTTATCCTTGGTATAATATACAACGCCACACGCTAATGCCTTTTAAGAAGCTAAAGAACGGAAAATTCCGATCCCCGTCCGGCAGACAGTTAAGCGCAAAGCAAGTCCGCGCTTACTATGCCCACAAGAAAGCCAAGAAAAAAAAGTAATGCTCAAGAAGTTTATCAATAGCCTAAACAAGACTTACCACGAGTTGGACACTAGCGAGGTCATCAAAGCACTGGCAATCATCCGTGAAGAGCCGCACTTCAAAACGTTCATAGAGTTTCGTGAAGCCCAGCGGGAAGAAGTCATACGCCACTTGGGGGCGGAGACGGACACCAACCGCCACTTCCTACTGACCGGCAAGCTGGAAGCCATAGACCAGGAGTTGGACATGATAAAGACACTTTCCTAGCACATCCACACACCGCTGCTATGCCCTTCCTCTCACAGAGGGGAGGGGCTTTTTTGTGCCATGCTTAATGAGAACCGATTATCAATAAGATTGCCATACCGACTGCAAGAAGCTACAATTTGCAACAACTGAGGCAAAACGCCTCTGAAGTATTTATGGAAACAGAAATGCAAGAGGTAGTCTCCGAAGCCTCTGAAAATTCGGTGGAAGTTGAAACGCAAAGTCCGGAGGGCAACCTCACAATGGCAGAGTTCGCAGATTCATTGCTGAAGAAACGAACACAGCCGGAAGGAGAACCCGAAGGCGCAGAAGGAGAAGAGGAAGCCGCTGAACAAGCTGCGGAAGAGTCCGATCCCGAAGCTACGGAAGTCATGGAGGAGGAAGCGGAAAACGCTGAACCGCCCCCAGAGACGTCTGATGTTCTTTCACAGTACGGAATAGACCTTGATTCACTCTCAGAAGAAGAATCAACGGCGCTGGCAAAGCAATTGAACGCAAGCGCAGTGAAGAGGTTTGGCAAGCTGACGGCGCAAAAGAAAGCCTTGGCTGCTGAAAACCAAGCACTGCAACAGCAAGCGATTCAAGCCCAGCAAGCGCAGCAACCTGCATCCGCACCTGCCTTTCTAAGCGAAAACGCTTTGTCCGGGGCAAGCAACGAGCAGCAACTTCTGCAAGAGGTGGAAAATCTCAACTCACTCATTGAGTGGGCGGAGGAGGGAATGGAGAACGAAGTGCAGTATGATGACGATGGTAACGAATACGTCGTCAAGGATGCTGACAAAACTTACTCCAAAGCCGACCTCAAGAGAATCCGCAACAACGCTCGCAAGATAATCCGCAAGGATGCACCTGCGAGGCAGCAATGGATCAAGGAGCGCGCAACCGCTGACCAACAGGCAATAGACACCTTCTCTTTTTTGGGAGAACCCGAAAGCGAGGATTACGGTCTTTTCATGCAGGTCAAGGGGAGCGCCCTCTACAAACCTTTGGTGGATCATTTGCCAAACTCCAACTTTGCGTTGGGTCTAATGGTGAAAGGTCTGCGCGCCGTGCAAGCTGAACAAGCTGCGGCGGGAAAACCGAAGAAAACGAAAAAGCCGAAAGCGCCAACCGCAACAACGGAAGCTGCACCGGCTAAGGCGTCAGGGCCAAAGGGAGAAGTGAAAGCACGGAAGTCACTGGAAGCGGCTCATGCAAGATTCCAAAAATCCGGAAGCATGGCGGACTACACCGATTACCTAAAGCTCAAGCGGCAGGTAGCATAATTTAACAATCATACAATATATAAGGAGGGCCAAACAAAATGGCATCAAGTACTAGCTACAATACGGCTGGCAACAGAGAAGATCTCACCGATATCTTAACGATTCTAGAGCCAGAGTCCACACCACTAACTTCACTCGCCAACAAGAAGACTGCCACAGGCACGTTCTTTGAGGTACAGGTAGATGATTTGAGCACCGCTGAATTTTCGGGAGTCGCTGAGGGAGAAGATGTTACGGCATTTTCCAACAAAGCCGCAAATCGCACTCGCCTTGGTAATTACATCCAAAAATTCCGCAGACCATATATGGTTTCGGATATACAAGAATTGGTAGACACCGCTGGCGTTTCCAGTGAATTTGCCAATGCTGAAAGTAAAAGCATCAGAGAACTCAAGCGCGATTTTGAAGCCGCAATCTGTTCCGCTCAAGATCGTCAAGCCGAAGCTGGCGCTGGCACACCATACAAAACTCGCGGCATGTTCAAATGGCTGGGAGTTGGTGGTCAACCAAGCGACGTCCCTGCTGCTTTTCAGAACGTTGCCAATGATACCGGTGGTACACCCGTTACTGAAGCTGAGTTTAATGCAGTTCTTCAAGAACTCTACGAAGCTAACGGAATGCCCGGTGGTCAGCTTACTTTAATCGCTGGGCCAACGTTAAAAAGTGACATTTCCGACTTCAGTCGCCAACTTGCCGCTACCAACGGAACTTACCAAGTTACTCAATCTGCTGAGTCCAAGAAGATCACCTTATCAGTTTCCGTATATGACGGGGACTTTGGCGTGTGCAATATCGTCCCGTCCGTGTTTTTGAATCGGACTAGCGGAAGCGCCACCGTAGACGGTAATGCCGGACTACTAATTGATCCGGAGTACGTATCCGTATTCACGCTCAAAGCGGAATCCCGCAGCGAGTTGGAGGATCAAGGAGGTGGAAGACGTGGCTACTGCGATCTGATTGCGGGACTTGCTTGCGAGTCTCCTAAAGCGCACGGCTACTTTAACTAATCTTGAATCTTAACAGGGAGAATTAATTAGATGCCAGAATTAAGCAATAATGAAGCAGGTCGCGGTTTTACGCATGTTTACACCGCAACCTATGAAGACCTACAAACAATCGGTAACGGCGGACAAGCTACCATCGCAACCATCCCCGCCGGGGGTGCAGTTGAGATGATAGGGGTTTACGAGTCCACCGCATTCGCCGGTACTACGTCTCTAGTCATTGACGTCGGAACAACCGGAGGAGACCCGGACGAGTTCATTGACGCTCTTGACGTAGATAATATGGGTACGGGTACTACAAACCCCGTCTTTAATACGGGAGATGCCTTCACGGGCGGTCAATCTCAACCTGCTGGCGCGGCTAGTACAGCCACTCCTATTCTACTGGAAGTAACTGACGCAGCTATTGCATCAGCGACTGCCGGAGAGTTAGTGATTGGTATTCGTATCGTGGATCTCGGACAGTACGTTCCCGGTTCGTAATCATAGTTTAGTTTACTCATTGGGTTTGCCGTGGCGCGTTTGGGGTAGCGCGCTGCGGCTTTTCCCGACTACGAAAACCGACAGTAAAAGACAATGGCAGACGTATTTATTCCAAAATGGAAAGCGGGTAACGGGAGCGCCTTCATGAAGAACTTGGAGAGATATCTCAAATACGAGGTAGATCTTGAGCAACATGAAGCAGCCATGCGAGACGCTATGGCTCGCAAGGAAAACCGCGAAATGGGTTCTGCCAGAGTAGACGGGCTAGGGCAGTTGAAAGCGACTATACCAGCCAGAGAGTATTTTAGGTGGCATCAGCAGGAGCGTGGATGCTGGGGAGACCGGCAATTCATCAAGGAGTGGGTCAGGGACAACCCCGATCACAAAGCTAAAGGTAACTCGTGAGAGTCTCAACGGTATCATCCCTATCCGACAACGTAGCTGCGTTGTGCGGGGTAGATGCCTTCATTACTAATGAGGCTGCGGCAGTAGTCACCAGCCTCAACCGCTTCGGCAAACTGGCATGGGAGCGTACCGCTTGGCCCTTTAGCAGCGTCTTGAAGCAAGTAGTGCCGGACGTTCGCGTAAGAAGCATAGACGTAGGCAGTGGCGGCAGTAGCTACTCTTCAGCACCTACGGTAGCAGTCGCAGGAGCGGCAACCGCCACAGCTACGATCAACAGCGATGGCGAGGTTAACGGAATAGCGGTAACGGCAGGAGGCACGGGTTACGTGTCAGCACCCGCAGTAACTTTCAGTGGGGGAGGTGGAAGCGGAGCAGTAGCCACCGCAAACATCATAGCCCTAATTGACATGGGTCAGACGATGGATCTCATCTATCGCATCACGGACGTTGACCCTTACGGAAACACAAACCCTACTGACCTGGCATACCGCATAGAAGCGGAGTCGGGGGCAACCGAATACGGGTTGGCAATTTTAGAAAACCGCAGCAGCACAGCACCCGTATGGGTACACTACCGCACACCGTGGCCCGGATACGCTAGTGGAGCATCCGACTTTCCGTACTTGTTTGGTGCGTATGCGGTCATGGGGAGTTATGGCGATTGGTTGCAAGCAGACGGTCAGGCATCAAAAGCCGCAGCAGTGTGGAATCAGGCGGAAGGAATTTTACAAACGGAGTTAGACCAGTTGGAACGCCAGCAGCGTCAGACTACTCCATTACTAATTAACACTTACGGCACAAGCGCCGCACAACCATAATCATTATGTCAGGATCAGTAAGCGAATATAGAGGACTTGGGCTAAACGGCGGGGAGTACATCTCAGACACTAACGTACACACTGGTAACTGGTTTGCCATTCAAGCTACGGAGGACACGGTAATTCAAGCTCAAGCCAGCAATATTACCAACTTGGACAACATTTGCCAGCCGGTAGACAATATCACGTTGTCCGCAAATACCGTCCTTTACGGCAACTTCACGAGCATTGACCTGACTAGCGGAGCGGTAATCGCCTACAACATTTGATCCAATGCCAATTGGTTTAGGAGTTCAGTTAGGACTTGGTGGCGGAAGAGCCTCCACTAGTAGCGGTGCAAGCGGTGGCGTGGCGCTGACGGATGAATTGGCATACCCGAATGGTTTGTGGACGGCCAGCAACTACACGATTACCGTCCAGCCCGTTTACCACTTTGATGCAAGCATTCTAGACGGCGCGGCGGCTGGGAACAATCCGTCCAACGGAACGGCAGTAGCAACTTGGGGAAATCGCTCCGGGCAAAGCACCGACTACGATGCCATTCAGAGTACGGCATCTGCGCAACCAGTGTTCCAGGGGAACTACGTAGACTTTATTCCGAATGATTACATGTCAGTCAACAACCCGCCGGGATTGACAGGTGGCGAAGCGTTTACGCTAATCACGGTGGCGTACAAAGACGGCACGGGAGTATTTGCTCCGGTAGGTAAACACCCGCTGATTAATTCGTATTACCTGCCGTTAAATTATTCAAACGGAGTTACGTATTTTCTTTCCGGCAGCGGTAGTGTTTCTACGGCGGGATACGGCCCGCACTTCAATTCAATTCAGCAGTTCGTTGTAACTAAAGACACAAGCAACGACGTAGAATATTTTCTTCAAGGCAATAACTCGTACAAAACTTTATCATATGGATTTACGTTGTCTGGTCTTTTTGGAACAATAGGACACAACGGCTACAACCATGACGGGCGGATTTATGAAATTCTGCTTTTTGACAGCCAACTCTCTGCCGCGAATTTAAACGTAATCAGGACGTATCTTAACAACAAGTACACAGACCTACCCGCCTCTACGGCATTTTAATGATGAAATACCGACTATATTCATCACGCTCCGGCTGGACTTCCCGCAACTCATCACTAGAAGAACACCTTGGTATTCCGGATGGTAAAGGAACTCTCCGCTACGCCGTGATCAGCGAAGTTGAAAATTCCGAAAACGCTGATTTCGGTAAGTTCATAATGCCCGTAATGACTGAAGGCACGTGGAAATGCGATGACCAGTTTCCAGCATCCGACTTGGTTGATTTTGATCCGGAGTGGAATCCTTTAGTTCCACCCGAATGAGGTCACTTGCCATACTGTTTTCAATTATGCTTACCGGCTGCACCATGAAATCCCTCATTACACCAGCGGCAACCGTTACGGGTGCGGCAGTTGGTAGTATTGGTGGCCCTGTAGGCGCCGGACTGGGAGCGGGAGCAGCCTATGCGGGAGCAGAGATTTGGACTCTTGACGATGAAAACAAGAAGCTTGTAACCGCCATTACTACGGGTGACGTCAAAGGCATCGTGGCTGCTCAGATGAAGTCGCAAGAAGGTAGAATAAATGAAGTCGCCGGAAGCATTTGGAACACGCTGAAAATTGCCGCGCTCGTAGTGCTGGGCATCATGTGCGTACCGCTGTTCATTACGCGATCCAATTCTAAGAAAATCAACGCAATATGCGAGGAGTCAAAAAATGGAAAACCTAAAAAAGCTTTGGGGAAGTCTAAGTAAAAGGGGCAAGATCGTAGCCGGTTTTGCCGCATTCATAGTCATCGTGGCAGTCTTGGAATTGTTCACGGGATGCAGGAGCATGGAACTTACAAGGACATGGAGCTTTTAGAAGACAAGTCTTTATGGGGAGGTATCGGCGGATTAGCCACTACGATGGGGTTAGCTCAGTGGAGTCACTTGGCATCACTAGTGGCTGCGTGCTGCACTATTACTTTCATGGTCATACGCATTTACCAGATAACTAGAAAGTGAGGAACTATCGCGCATTTGGAGAATTAGACGATCCCGTTCTTACGGACGGCGACAATGGTTTTTCGGGTGTGGATTCCTACTTGGAGGCGGAAACGTTAAAGCCGGGATTTGTTCAACTGTCTGAGAACATGCGACTAGACGGAGATCGGGCAAACGTACGCAAGGGTTGGGACTTCCTAGCCGCTACTGCGTCAGGGCCATTAAACACATTCAGCTACTCCAACGGGGTGGAAGAGGTATTCACCACCGGACGCTACAGTGATCCGGATGACGGCAACCAGGATTGGTTGGTAGCGGCAACCAAGTCGGCGGCTCTATTGTGGAACAAGGATAATCTGAACGGACTGAGCGTAGAATACTACTCCGCGACGGTGGCATACACTACCGTAGACACTTCTGCTGAAACCATAACCATCTCCAGCCACAAATTCCAAGTGGGTGATACGGTGCAGGTAAGCACCACGGGAGGATTGCCCAGCGGACTGTCGGCAAGTACCACTTACTACATAATAGACGCGAGCAGCAACACGATCAAACTTGCCACTACCCTTGCCAATGCAAAAGCGGGAACGGCAATCAACCTGACTTCGCAGGGAACGGGCAACCACACCATACAAAGTGTGGTTATCCTTGCCCAAGACCCAATGATCGTGCAAGCGTTCAACCAGGTATACATTATGCGTCTGGACGCTCGCCCATTGGTATGGGACGGGGCAACCGCCGCTACGGGTACTACCGTGAACACGAAGTTTGAGGCATTGAGTTCTTCGGCAAGCGGCACGGGAGACCCATTCCCATCAACGAACTTCGGAATCTTTATGCGTAACCGACTTATCGGTTCTCAGCCACCCACTACGGCAACGCCTACTACTGCGAAGACAGGCGCTCAAATAATCGTAGCGAGCAGTCTGCTTACCCCAAACAACGTAAACAGCAGTACTTCGGAGTTCTACCTCAACTTCGGATCAGCGGATTATTTCGTAGGTGCTGTACCGTATTTGGAGAACCAGCTTTTGGTCTTCCTCCGCAATTCCGTGCATATGATCACGAACATCCACTCCACGGACATATCGGAGCATTATGAAATCACTCGCGAATATGGGTGCGTATCCCCACGCAGCATTACTCAAAGCGGCGCGCAGACTTACTTCTTGAGTGACATGGGAGTAATGGTTATGACACCCCAAAGCGACCCCGGCAAAGGCATGGGAATAGTAGTGAGCAAGGTACAGGGTGATGCCATGCCATTGAGTCGCAGCATCCAAGACCAGCTTTACGACCCCGACACTGGAATTAACCAAGCGGCAGTGAACAAATCCGTAGCAGCTGTTTATAACAATCACCTGTATTTGGCAGTGCCTATGGATGATGACACCACGCCAAAAACGGTATTCATCTACAGCATCCTTCAAGGAGCATGGGTCAGCAAGGATACCTACGCAGAAGGCATTCGCAACTGGGTGGAACTGCCATACGGCAGCAACCCGCTACGCTCACGGCTCTTCGCCACGATGCCCAAGGGCTGGTACTTAATGGA